ACGTGAGTTTATTAACAAAAGAATGTATTTGTATTATTTGTTAAAAGAACACGATTTTTCCTATACCGACATCGGTAAGTTGTTTAATAAAAATCACGCAACTATTATTCACGGATGCCGACAATATCGTGATTTGAAAAAATCAAAAGACGTTGGGTTGATGAATGACTTGGTTGAATACTATTCTTTTTTTGAACCATATGAATTGAAAAATATATCGTTCAGGATTGTTGAAGATGTAAATGAAGCAAATTCATTGCGTGAGTTGTTGCGGATCAAAAAGAGATTACAAAGGGAATTATATGTTGACATAAAAAAATAAAAATGGCAAAAGACAAAAAATCATTTATTCTATATTGCGACATAATTCACACCGTTGAACAACTAAACGATGTTGATGCCGGAAAACTATTCAAGCACGTTTTGAGGTACGTTAACGACCTTAATCCTGAAGCCGATGACATAATCACTAAGATTGCATTTGAACCGATTAAACAACAATTAAAACGTGACTTGCAAAAATATGAAAGATTATGTGTTCGAAATGCGGAAAATGGAAAAAGCGGTGGCAGACCAAGAAAACCCAAAAAACCCAATGGGTTAATTGGGAATTCAGAAAAACCCAAAAAAGCCGATAATGATACTGATAATGATACTGAGATTGTAAATGATATAAATAAAAGAAAACTTTTATTTAAAGAAAAGTTAAAACAATATCTTCCGGAATATGGTAAAGAGTTATTAAATGATTTCTTTTTATATTGGTCGGAACATAACGAAAACGGTAAAAGAATGAGGTGGGAAAAAGAACGTACATTTGGAATGAAGGCAAGATTGAACACTTGGCAAAAAAGAACACCGGACAGATACAAAAAAGATGATGGTAAATTCAAAGCACCTTGGTCGTGAAGGGTTTTGAAATTACACAAGCCGGTGATGTCATAGATAAGTTGTTTATTTATCGTGACAAATATCACGAAAAAGGAAAGTACCTTGGATTTAGAGCATTGCACGAACACTATTCGATGTCATTAGGAAATTGCACAGATTGGTCAGGGTTTCCGATGTCCGGAAAAACACAATTCTTGATGGAATGTTTGGTCAACACATCGTTAATGTATGGATGGAAACATTTGGTGTACTTTCCTGACGTTGGTAGCAATGTCGAAATCATTGCCGATTTAATTCATAAAGTCACCGGAAAAACTTTTGATCCGGAAAAGAAAAATGCAATTACAGACCAAGAAATAACACGGTCAATTGATTGGATTACGCAACACTTTAAAGTGCTTACAAAACGAGATGTAAAAGCCAAGATGACACCATTTGAGTTTTGGGATTATGCGGTCGAGATGAAACGAACGGAAGGTCTTGAAACGGCATCAATTGATTCTTGGAAAGATATGTTTCACGATTATTCAAAATATGGTCAGTATGCACAATATCTTGAAGTTGTATTACCTTATCGAAATATGATTGCGGAAAATAATGACTTGCATTTGCACACGATTATTCACCCAAAGTTGACCGAAAAAGAAAACGGTGTTCGTAAAGCACCAACACCATTTGACCTAAAAGGGGGAAGTGAATGGATTAACTCAGGAAAGTGCCAAATTACAATTCACCGTGAAGATATAACCAACAACATCGTTGATGTATATTTCAATAAAATCAAACCAAGGTCAAACGGAAATGTTGGTCGAATACAAATGTATTTTGATATCGAAAAATTTGTTTATTATGATGAGGTTGGAATACACCGTACAAAAGTATATGCACAAAAACAATAAAAAATGGAAACGTCAATTTTACTTGCACAAATAGATTTAAAGACTACAATACTTAAATTGGAAACATCTCTTCAGGATATAAAAGATAACAATCCGAAACGCACCGATTTGATTGATTCAATGGAACAAAGTTTGAACGACCTGATAAACGTATCAAAAACATTTGTTGCGATGGAAAAAGAATTGCAATTGCAACATCATCGAATAATGACATTGGAACGATTGAACAATGAGATACAAACCGAATTGAATATAAAAAAATTTTAATGCGTTGTAAAAACTGCAAAGATAAATTTGAACCAAAGCATTTCAATCAAAAGTATTGCTTGAAAAAAGAATGCGTTGCCGTATGGGTTGCAAAAGCCAAAGAAAAGAATTGGAAAGATAAAAAACGCAAAATGAAACAAGACTTGGAAACGGTTCAAGACCTAATGAAGAAATGTCAATCGGTGTTTAATCATTGGGTACGTTTAAGGGATGCCGGTGAACCTTGTATATCGTGCGGTGGTGAATTGGGTGAGTCTTATGATGCCGGTCATTATTTTTCTTCAGGCGGTCACAAATCAGTCACTTTTGATCCGGATAATTGTTTCGCACAATGTAAACGTTGCAACAGATGGTTGCACGGCAATCTTTTGAATTACCAAATCGGTATTGAAAAAAGAATTGGTTCAGGAAGGTTGTTTGATGTCACGGTAAAAGCACACGAAACTCGTAAATACACAAGGGAAGAGTTGCGTGATTTAATTGCGTTCTATAAAGACCTGATAAAAAAATTACAGAAAAAGTGACATTTTTTTTGTTTGATGCTTGTTATATTAAAATAACTTTGTAAATTGCGGTGTCAAACAATTAAAAAACACAAAATGGAATATACATCAAAAATGCCTGAATCTTATTGGTTAACTGAATTTAATAGAGATATAGATAACTTGAATAAAAAAATAGACTTATATAAGGGATTAATAGAATTCGAAAATAAACAACCGAATCAAAGATATGGAAAGTTAATATATTGGGGGGACGAGATAAAACAACTTAATAAACTAATAGAGTCAAGAAAAAAAGCGATAGATAAAATAAATAACAAATAAAAATGGAAAAGAAAACAACCAAAAAAACAATGTCATTTATTGACAAACTGATTTCGATTCAATCGGAATTAAAAGCACCAAAGAATCAATTCAATTCTTTTGGAAAGTACAAATACCGTTCACTTGAAGATATTCAGGAAGCAATTAAACCGCTATTGACCAAACACAAATTGGTTATGAATTTCAATGATGAAATTAAAGAAATCGGTGGTGTTCTGTTTGTTGAGTCATCTTGTATTTTGTCAGATGGTAAATCGGAACAAATTACAAAAGCACAAGCCGGAATTGATCCGAGCAAAAAGGGGATGGATTTATCACAATGTTTTGGTTCATCATCATCGTATGCAAGAAAGTATAGTGCCGGAGCAATGTTCTTGATTGATGACACTAAAGATGCCGATGCTACAAATAAGCACGACAAGACACCAACACCGGTAAAGAAGTCATTAAACGACAATCAATTCATTCGTTTGATGGGTGCAATCAATAACGGAAAGATGACCGTTGACAAAGCAATGAAAGATTTTGCATTGACATCAAAGCAAATTACTGACCTTAAAAATATGAAACAATGAAACACAATTGGCTTGTCAGACCATCACAACTTGGTGGGTTAATGTCCAAAGGGCGTGGAAAAGAATTTGGTGATACTGCGATGAAAATCATTCAGGAAAGTGCTTTATTTCACAAGTACGGAATTGAACCAAAACAAATCACATCGAAACAGATGGAAAAGGGAACATTGAATGAACGTGAAGGAATGCAACTTGCAAAAGAAAGGTTCGGATGGGATATTGATATTGATGCACCAAAGATTCGTTTGTTCAATGATTTTATGACCGGTGAACCGGACATCAATCAATCAATCCTTGGTGATATAAAATGTTCATATTCGGCACACACGTTTCCTTGGTTAGATACTGAGGTAAAAAACAAGGCTTACCAATTTCAAATGCAATCTTATATGTGGTTAACGGATCACAAACAATGCGAATTGGTTTATTGCCTGACCAATACACCGGCACATATCATTGCCGATGAAATACAAAAGAAAACATATCAATTACTTAAACAACCAAAGTTTCTTGAAATGGATATGGATGAAAGTTTTGCAAGTGCGGAAGCGGAAGCCGAACGCCAAGTGCATAATGATGCAATTTTCGACAAAATACCAAAGGAAAAACGTGTCAAAAGATTCATTATTGAACGTGACGATGCAATGATTTTGCAAATTCAAGAACGAATCATAAAGGCAAGGGAAATATTTGACAATGTATTTGATGCGATATGAACGATTTTATTATTGAATACAACGTCTATCTCCATTCAGGTTCTAAAAAGCCGTTAGAAGTGCGGAAAATAGATATTAAAGCATATTGCAAGGCGGAAGCAATTGAAAAATTTCCGTATTATAAACAATTAATTCAAAAAATAACAAAAAAATGAATTTACAAGGTACAATTTACAAGGTTGGCGAGGTTCAACAGATTAGCGAAAAATTTAGAAAACGTGAGGTGGTCATAAAAATTGAAGGTGATTATCCGCAATTTATCGGTTGTCAGTTGACACAAGACAAGTGTGCATTGGGTGACAACCTGAACATCGGTGATGAGGTTGACGCATCAATCAATTTGCGTGGTCGTGAATGGGTAAGTCCAAAAGATGGTGTCGTTAAATATTTTAACACCATTGAGATTTGGAAACTTGAAACAATTGGAATACCAAGAAACAACCAAGGCATTCCGGATGCAACCGATGGAATTACAAAAAACTTTCAGGAAGATGCAATTCAAACAGAAACAAATCAATCCGATGACTTGCCGTTCTAATGAAAGTAACGTTGTCAAATATTAATCAAGAACTGCGTAATGCAATCAATGACCATTTGAAAAGCACCGGTAAATCCTTGAATCAATTCTCCAAGGATGCCGGTGTTCAACAAAATCAAATGTGGATGTTCCTAAATCGTAAAGAACCGGAACGTGGTTTGCATTCAAAAACAATTCAGAAAATCGGAAAGTATTTTGAAAGTAACGGATAAAATACAAATCACAAATGAAGACAATATGGCTTTGATGTCAAGATATGAAGATAATTATTTTGATTTGGCAATAGTTGACCCACCTTATGGAATAAATGCTTCTAAAGGTGTTGGTAAATACTCGTTAAGGAAGTATGGTAAAACAAACAAGAATTGGGACAATGAAACACCTAAAAATGAGTATTGGAATGAGCTGTTTAGAGTTAGTAAAAATCAGATAGTTTGTGGTGCAAATTATTTTAGTGAGTTTTTATATTCTACAAAAAGTTTTATTTGTTGGGTTAAAAATAATCCGGCACCGACATTTGCTCAGGCAGAATTAATATGGACATCTTTTAATATTAATGGAAAGGTTTACGATAGTGGTAAACAAATAATACACCAAATACAAAAAGATGGCGGAAGCATACACCCAACACAAAAACCTATTTGTTTATATGAATGGTTGTTAATGAACTATGCAAAAGAAGGCGATAAAATACTTGATACGCATTTAGGAAGTGGAAGTATTGCTTTAGCTTGTCACAATTTAGGTTTTGAATTGACTGCGTGTGAACTTGACAAAGAATATTATAATGCTTCTATAAAACGAATTAAAAACCATATTTCACAACAAAGATTATTTTAAAAATGAGATTTGAAAGTCAAAAAGACATTGACAACGAATTAAATGTGATAAAAAAAATTTGTTGGGATGGCACACTTTATAAAAAGTTAGGTCAACACGATTTGGATTTCTTGGTGTACGAATTGCGGAACGAAAATAAAATCGGTTTGTGCTTTATAGAAATAAAATTTTACTCTAAAAATCACGATGACTTTCCCAATACAATGGTCAGTTGCATAAAGCACCGGAAGATGATGAAAAGGTCATCACAATTGCCAACATACTTATTCATTCAATGGAAAGACAAATTGGTATATATAAACGCAAACAACATTCAGGGCGAAAAACGTGTGGGTGGTCGTAAACCAAGGGAAGGTTCATCAAATGACCAAGAAATGATGATTTTTGTGCCAAATGAAAAGTTCAATGATTTTGACTAACTTTGAATTATGTTGGTCGAATATCGAAACGGTTATCCAACAAAGAAGTGTATTGAATACTTGTTGGAACAATGTGACATTGATGTCGCAAAGGTCGTTTTTTGTGCAGACTATACAACGAAACGTGCCGGAATACTTTGGAAAGCCCATTCGATTGATGAACAACTTAAAGAATTTTGTATATTTGCGGAACAAAACAATGTAAAGGTCGCACGGACCAAATACACCGGGCAAATTCATTCGGTATGGTTTGAAAAACAAATTAAAGATGTGTGATGGTTATCCTTTTATTGTTGATGAAGTTGCCGATTTCATGGTTGATGTTTATATGATACGGAACGACAAAGTGCAAATGAGGGTTTCACCTTTTTTGATGCCGGTCGGAACACAATTTGAACATCAGTCAGGAACATATGAGGTTGTGCAAATATTAACAAGGCACGGTGGCATTCAAGTGATGTGTGAGTGCGTTCAAGAAGATACATCATTGTTTAATATGGTTAACAATATGCGAACCAATATAAATTGACACACTCCAAGGGATGGGGTTTTTGATAATTGTTTGACAATGCTTATCAAAGCAAAATTTCCATTTTTTCCCATCCCTTTCTTATTTTATAACTATGAAGAAACTAATAACCGGATCACTTGACAAGCCAAAAATTAAACGTGCCGGAACACATTCGAAAACCAAATCAAGCAAACTTAAATCAAGTAAGTTGTATAAAAAGAAATACAAAGGACAAGGAAGATGAACGGAAGCGAAATAAATGCAGAAATAAGAAGGTTAAAAGATACCTTGACCGGTGACTTGTTAAGTGATATGGAAATACATCAAAAGATATATGATTTGAAAAAGATTTTGAATCCTGACATTGTAGCAAATCCACAATTGGATGAAGATGAATGTATATCTTGCGGTTCATAAAATTACACTATGAAAAGACTAAAATCATTAGTACATAAATACTTAAGAAAAAGAGGGTTCAAAAAATTGTCTAAAACGGAATACAAGATGATGCAAATGTCCGTACTTATCACGGAAGAATATATTCATTCACGAAAGTTTAGGAGGGCAATAAAAGACACCAAACTCGCCAACTACATTGAACAAACATTGCACGAATGGGATGCAATCAAAAACACATCAAATGAATAAGAAGTTAGTAAACATTTTACGAGGTACTTTGGGCGTGATATTACTCCCAATATTTTTCACAATATTTATTGCCGATAGGTTTGTTCTTGCCGTGATGCCTTGGATGGAATCAAAACGTTTAAAGACTTGGTTGAACGATACCGAATTGTTTATGTATTCATTCCTTAGAGTGTTTGTAATTAGCGTGATAATCATTTGCACTAAGTTGATAATATTTATTTTGTCTTAGAATCATTAACTTTGTTGTATGAACACAAATGGACAACCTAAAAAAGAAACCGCATCAAATAGCGTTAAAATCAAAAAGAACGCA